GGACACACTGAGTATGTTAACATATATATTGGTGTCGATCCCGCTTCAACTGTTGCTAGTAGGAACGATTTTAGCGTTATCATGGTTTTGGGAGTTACTGCGGAGTATGATTACTATGTTATTGAATATTGGCGTGAGCGAGTCCTCCCGATGGAATGTGCTGACAAGATTTTTGAGATACTTAAAAGGTATCACCCTGTAAGAAGGGTGAATATTGAAACAATCGCCTATCAAGAGATGCTTAGAGACTATGTTCAGAAGCGTAGTAAAAAAGAGGGGCTATTCGTCCCAGGCATTGAACAGGGAATTAAGGGATACACCCAAAAGAAGAAAGACAGATTGTTTGAAGGATTACAGCCAATGTTCAAGGCTGGGGCTGTTCATCTTAAAAAACTACACCATGAGTTTATTGGTGAGTTGTTGGATTTTCCAAAAGGTTCACATGATGACACGATTGATGCTTTTTGGTTAGCAACCCAGTATGCTAAGGGAAATCCAAAGGCAGGTAAGAAGAAAAAGGAAAAACAGGCAGATGGTACATATATGAAAGCACGTAAGGCTTATAATTGGATAACAGGCAAGCGTACTTAATTTGCATTTAATACTAAACTCTCAGTAAATTTACTATATGATAGAACAAGATAAAAGAGCAGAAGGGATACAGGAGCGTTGGAGAAAGTGGTTTGATGCTCGTAAAGATTGGGATGTACAGGCTAGAGAAGACATAGATTTCTATCTCGGCAATCATTTTACAGATGCAGAGGCGAAAGAGCTAGCTGAAAGAAATCAAATGGGTTTGCCCATTGATCGGCTATATGCTGCTATTGAGCAGTTTAAGGCAATTATCACATCTAAGCCACCAAAATTTTCTGCTGTTGGTAGAGAGGATTCAGATACAAAATTAGCTCAAGTTTGGAAAACTATACTAGAATACATATGGGATAACTCTGATGGAGACGAAGTATTCAAGCAAGTAATACATGATTTCTCTGTAGCTGGTCTTGGTTACTTTTATGGGTTTATAGACCCTGAAGATGATTATGGTCGTGGTGAGGTCAAATTTACATATGTTGATCCTTTTAGAGTCGTTGTTGATCCTAACAGTAGAAATAAGTGGTTTGATGATGCATCTGGTATGCAGCTTTCAACTATACTTACAAGAGATCAATTATTAGATGCATATTCTATGCTTGGTGAAGTTGACGAAGAAGGTAGTGCACTTATTGATAATATCGACAATATGGGGTCTGAGGAAGAAACATATCCCTCATCTCAAAATCAGCAGACTGGAGCATCATTTACACCAGATATTGTTAAAGACTACGATTGGGGTGATAAAGCTGAAAAGTATAGATTAATAGAAGATTTTAGAAAAGTTAAAGTTCCATTCTATCGTGTTGCTGATATGCAAAGTGGAACAGAGAAGATTTTAGATAGTAAGGGTTTACAAATGCTTTTAGCTGATGATGGTACGCAGGAAGCATTTGATAAGGGTCAATTTGATATTGTTGAGGTACAGCAAACTAGAATACAAGTTACATGTATTGTAGGTCAAGTTGTCTTATATGAAAAAATACTCGATACAAATATATTCCCATTAGTACCTGTACCCAATATTTGGACTAACACTCCTTATCCAATGAGTGATGTCCGTAAAAATAAGGGATTTCAGAGGTTCTTGAATAAAGTAATGTCTTTAATTACATCGCATGCGCAGGCATCGTCAGGCTTAAAGTTGCTAATACCACAGGGTTCTATACAAGATATAGAAGACCTTGAACGTGATTGGGCGAATCCCAATGCAACTATAGAATATGACGCTTCATTCGGAGAACCTCACTTTCCCTCTCCACAACCACTTGCAGGATCAATTATGCAGTTACCTCAAATGGTAGAACATTACATTGATTTAAATATTGGTATATTTGAGATGCAACAAGGAAATACTGAAGCAGCACCAAAAACATCATCTGGAACAATGATGATGGAAGATTTTGGACAAAGGCGTTCTAAATCTAAATTAAGAGATGTTGAGGCAAGTTTAAAAAGACTCGGTAAACTTATGTATCATTTAGCTAAGTCACATTATGATTTTAAGAAGACATTTAGGATTACACAGCCTAATAATGATATTACTGAGTATACTATAAATAAAAAACTCTACGATGATAAGACAAAAGAACTGCAAACAATAGAAAATAATTTAGCAGTTGGTACGTTTGATATACGTATTATCGGCAATTCTACCATGCCATCTAATAAATGGGGTGAGTGGAATGTGTACATGGAAGCTTTCCAAGCAGGTCTTATTGATAAGGTAGAAGCATTGAAGAAAACAGAAATATTTGATAAAGAAGGTGTGCTTCAAAGGACTGATGAAGTTGCGAAATTACAACAGCAATTACAAGGTGCAGAAGAACAAATTAAAAAACTTAGCGGTGATCTTCAAACAGCAACACGTGAAACAATACAATCACGTAAGCAGGTTGAAGTTGCTAAGTTCCAAGGGAAACTTAAAGAACAAGAGTATGACTCCAAAACTCAAAATAAAGTTTCTATTGATAAATTATCTAATGCGGTCAAACTCGAATCAGAGAAATTACGTTTAGCGACAGAAGCGGAAAAGAAACGTAGTCAAGCTCGTAAATCCGAGAAATCGTAAAACAAAGGAGTTAATATGTCTAATCAAGAACAAGACAACATCGCTTTTGATGCAATGAATCAGGAAACTACTGGTCAACACAATGCGTTAGAAGTAGGGCAAGATGAAGGAACAGAGGCACAAGAGAGTTCTACAACAGATTGGGAGGCTCAAGCTAAGTACCACCAATCAGAGAAGGATAAACTCTTTGCTAGAAATCAAGAACTAGAACAATACGAGAAGATTGGGAAATTTTTGGAATCACGACCTGATGTAGCACAAACAGTGTTAAATGAGGTAAGTGGTCAGCCAAAAGCTCAAGAAGAGCGTGTTGCTTTAAAACCTGATGAATTTGATCCTTGGGAAGCCTATAATGACCCATCATCCAAATCCTATAAATATAGGATGCAAGAGATGCAGGAAACCATAAATAGTGCAGTAGATCAAGCTGTAGGTGGATTACAAGCTCAACAAGGAAGGACAAATTTGCGTGCTGATTTAGCCAATAAAGGGTTAAATGAACAACAAATGGAATCTTTCTTTGAATTTGCTGATAAACATCCATCAGAATACGGTTTGGACAATGTACTTAAAATGTGGCAAGCTGTATCTCAGCCAACTCAAGGTGGCGAAAGAGAAAACCCTTTAGACAAGATTCGTCAAACACAATCTTCTCCACAGGCAGCAGGCGTTTTACAAGGTCAGCAACCTGAGAGAAAGAGTGAAGATGAGTCTATGTGGGAAGGTGTTTTAAATTCCACTAGAGTTGGGAATAGAATACCATAAACAATAATACAATAAAAAAGGAGAATTAGCTATGGCTAATCAAACAGGAACATTGTATTCGTATAACGTAGATCAGACTGGTAACACTGTACCTAGTGCAGTTGGTGCTTCCGCTGATTTAAGGCGAATACATAATTTCGGTGACAGAGTTGCCGAACTTGCTCCAGATGAATCTCCATTTTTTGTATATCTTAATAAAGTGGCAAAAGTAGCTACGAATGATCCAGTTTTTCGTTTCTTAGAAAATCGTTCTAAGATTGACTGGACAAGTCGTAACTTCTTCATCGATGGAACTGCTATATCTGATGTTGCTGTCGACTCTCAATATACATTGACAGTTGAAGCAGCAAAGGGTGGATCAGGAACTTCTAATCAAGTTTCTTGGTTAGTAAAAGGCATGGTTTTCGCAGTTGAAACTAATGACAGTGGTGCTCCTTCACAGGTTAATTTTAGAGTTGAAAGTGTTACACAAAACACTAACGACACTACTATTACTGCAAGGGCTATTGCTGAAACTGGTTCAACAAACGTTACAGACCATGACCATATTGCAGATGAAGATGAATGTCAAGTAATTGGTACTTCTTTTGCAGAAGGGTCAGGTTCTCCTGATGTTTGGTCTAGTCAAATAGACGATGATTTTGGTTATACCCAAATCTTTAAAACAGCAGCCGAAATGACGAATACTGCAA